GGGCGGCTCCCTGAGCGGTAGGCACGCGCCCTGCGTCCGGGACAGCCGCTTCGAGAGCAGGCTGGGCGGGAGCGGCGGGCACGGATTCAGGTGCGGCGGCTACCGCACCCCCGCTGGGTGGCTCGGAGGCCCCCGGACGCCGCATGGCGGTGTCGGGGTCGACGGATCCCAGTTCTCCTACCAGAGACCCCAGAATGACGGGGCCTGCGGAGGTCATGATGAACCGGGGGACGCGCTGGGCGGTGTCGGTGGCGAGACCGTAGCGGAGCTCTCGAACCTCGTCGGCCGACACCACGCCAGCCTCGATGTGGATCTTGTCGGCCTGCGCGGCGGTGACCTTGTCCTCGTCCTCCTTGCCGGTGTCAAACTTGAATTTGACGGGCAGGCCGAGGTCGAGCTGCAGGTAGTCGGTGAGGATGTCCTGCACGTGGTGGATGACCGGGAGGTCGCCAGTGCGGAAGCGGATCTCGTCCTGCGTGTTGCCGGTGGAGCGGTTCACGTCCATGGTGAAGCCGAGCTCCTGCGGAGCGACGTGGTATGCGGCGCACACCTTCTTCATCAGGAACTCGGCAAAGCTGGAGTTGAACTCTCCATCCTTCGACCACTCGAGCTTCGAGCCGCCGGGGAGGACCTTGAGCTGACGCTTGCCGGCCATGTTGCCGTACATGTAGGCGTCGAAGACCTCCTGGAACTCCTTCATCTGTGCGGCCTGGGAGGCCTCGTCCGGGAGGATGATGAAGCCCTCGGGCACGTTGCCCTCGGTGAAGTAGTTCAGGAAGTGCTGCTGGAAGCGGAGGTCGGTGTTCGCTGCCAGGATGACGGCCTCGAGCGGGGCGATGCCGTAGGGGCTGTCGGACTGTGGGCGGTACGGCTCGTAGATGACGTCCTCGGCCTTGAACCACTTCCAGGCCTGGCCCTGGATGTACTGCACGAAGGCCGGAGCGTCGCCCGTCGGGCGGCGACCGTAGGCATCCAGCACCGGGGCGATGGTCGGGCCGGAGACGACCTCGAGGGCGACGACACGGCCGATGCGGTCGCGACGCTTGAACAGGACCGGGGCGTCGTACCGGAGCATGTCCTCCAGGTACATCGACAGCCAGGTGCGGAAGGAGTGGGTGCCGTCGGGACGCTTCATGTGCCGGTGGGCGATCTTGATGGCCTCGGCGACGTTGGAGTCGAGGTTCTCGTCGGGGATGATCATGAACGGCAGCGACCGGATCGAGTTGATGCGGTGCGCGATGCACATGGCGGCGATGTCGTAGGTGTCCGTGAGGGCCTTCAGCATCTCGAACGACATGCGCTTGTCCCGCTCGGGGCGGGAGGCGATGTTGTACCCGGCGGGCACGTTCCAGGCCTTGGCCTGTCCACCGATGCCGTTAGCCGGGGCGATGGGCAGGCCCGGGGCGAACGCCGGACCGGTCATCTGGGCAGTAGCGGCGGCGGTCGCAACTGCGAGTTCCGCCTTGGCCTGCTCGGGGCTGGCTGACTTGCGCAGACCAATTTGTTCCAACCAGCCCACGAGGCCTCCTAGTTTCAGTTACGCTGGGCTGCTCCCTGTTCACGGAAGAAGTCCAGCCACCCGGTGGCGCGTCCGCCACGGATGAAGATGCGATTGAGTGCTTGGGTCATGGTGTCCACCTGGTCGTCGTGGACGCCATTCGGGAATGCTGCGGCTTCGTCGATCAGACCGTCGACCCAGGGAGCGATCTTGGACTCCGGCAGGTAGACGTTCTGCGACTCTACGAAGGGGGTGACCGCCGAGGCACGTGCCTCTTTGGATTCCTTCGGGGTGACGGCTATGAAGCCCGAGTACTTAGCTTTCAGGACGTCGAGGATGGCCGTGCCGTTGGCCTTGTCTTCGACGAGCTTCACGGAGCACTGGGGCCACTTGGCGATCATCGCCTCGACCGCCTTCTGCGTCTCCGAGAAGGTCATGCGCTTCCGCATCTGGTCGAGGAGGTAGGCGTTCGGGCCTCGGTGGAGCCAGACCTGGCCGACGACGAAGTCGGAGTTCTTGGTGTCCTTGAATGCCATGTCCCAGCTCATCACCAGGTTGCCGGAGCCGACCGGGATGAAGCAGGACGAGTCGGGTCGGACGGTCCACAGCGGCTGGGCGTATCGCTGCCACTGTGACCGCAGGAACATGTTACCCTGGGTGGCTGTGGGGCGACCCTGGTACAAGGCATTCCAGACGCGGGAGCCTACCCGCTTCATAATGGAGAGCCACTGGGCCTTGGTCCGGCCCCGGGCCGATATCATGAACTCCCCGGGTTCGCGGCCGAGAGGGTCACTCTCGCCCTTCTCCGGGTCATGGTCGGCCTGGGCCGGGATGTTGATGACCTTCCAGAGGTGGCCGTCCTCGGCGGCGAGCATGCGACCGGCAAGGTCGTCTTCGTGCCACCGGGTCAGGATCATGACGACGGAGGCACCAGGGGCCAGACGGGTCGATGCCGTCGAGGTCCACCAGTCCCAGGTGTTCTGCCGGACTACGTCGGAGTCGGCATCCTTCTGGTCCTTGACCGGGTCATCGATGATGATCAAGTCGGCGGGGCGACCGGTCAGACCGGCACCGATGCCAACCGAGAGCAGACCACCCATGTGGCCGGCAACGGTCCACTCGGACACCGAGCCGTTGTCGCGGGCAACGTTTAGACCGAGCTCCGGGTGCGCCATGATCCGGTTTCGCACTGCGCGACCGTTTCGGTTGGCGAGGCCCTGTCCGTAGGATGCTGTGACGATCCGGAGCTCGGGGTTCTGGGTCAATGCCCACACGGGGAAGTCGTTGGCCACGCGGACCGACTTGCCCTCCTGCGGGGCCATTGAGATGATGAGCCGGGCGTCCGGCGTGTTGAGTGCCTCTACCAGCGCCTCGTCAATAAGCTCGAGGGCGGGAGTCGTTACGGTGTTGGGGTTCGTGGCTCGGGCAACGCTGCCCGGGGTGGGCCACTGCCCGCCGGAGCCCTTCTCAGCAGGGTCCAGGTTATCGGCGAGGGAGTCCCAGAAAGACACGATGTGTACCTCCGCAGCTCTGCCAATTTAGTGCCAGCTAAGCCGCACAAGGTACACCATAACGCATAAATGCCCGAAAGGCAAATCTGCTACTAGCAGGCTTGCCTTTCGGGCATTTCTAGGAGTTGCGGTCCTCGTCGGTGAAGGAGGGGACGTGGTCGCCGGTGTGGTCCTCGTCGAGGAGGCACCGGGTCAGCAGGTGGTTCGGCTGGTTGGCGAGGGTGACTGCCTTACAGCGGCTCACTCCTCCGCCCACCGGGCGAACCAGTACTCCTCCTCCTGCTCCCAGTGCCGGAGCTTGATCCGGGCGAGCTGGTACTTCGCCCCGACCACTGCCTTGTCCGCCTTGCGGTTCCACTTGGCTACCTTCCGCCGGGCCTTCTCGAGCTTCTCGTATGCGTCGGACTCCGGCATTAGCCCAGCTCGATGTTGTCGACGACTTCACGGGCGGCGTCGCGGATCTCGTCCAGCCACTCCTCCTCGAGCTGCTGGCACACGCCGCAGTCCTCCACGGCGGCGGACCCCCGCTCCGACTCCTCGTGGTCCTCGCAGAGGCGCGGCTCTTCGTCGCCGTCGAAGCTCCAGCCGTCGATCTCGTAGCCAGCAGTCTCGTAGGCATCCACCTTCTCCTGGAGCTGCTCGTTGCCGTTCTCCCACTGGTCGAGCGCCTCCTGATACTCGTCCTTGACCTCGGTCACCGCGTCGGCGACCTCCTGGACTGCGGCCTCGATCTCGCCCGGAGTCTCCAGCTCACCGATGTGGTCGTGGAAGGACTCCTGGGCGGCGAGGATGGTTGCGGCCTTGGACGTCTCCCGCTCCGAGGGCCGGGGGAAGCACTCGTCCTTGAGGCAGCGGACGATCTTGTACCGGCTGCGGAAGCCGGGATACCAGTACAGGTACCCGGTGCCTACCGGCAGTTCGGTACCACACTTGGAGCACTTGCCCTGGTCCTTGCGGGAGGACTTGACGCGCTCGATCTTCTGTACAGACATGGTGCTGGTTCCTAACGAGTTAGTGGCTTGCGCCCGTTGTGTATGATTGCGTTCCGACCCATCCCCATGCCGTAGCCGGGGCGGTGTCGGTGCCGTATGGCCTTCTCGTACCGGGGGAGGGGGTTTCGCCACCACGCGCTGCGGCGTGGGTGACCGGTCTGGTACTTCTTCACCGGTTGCGGCTCTCGATGGCGGCGAGGAGCCGCCGGGCGAAGCCGATGATCGCCAGCACTACGGCTACGACGAAGATCAGGACGGAGAAGGGGGACACGGGAAGGTGCTGCCCGTGAGCATCGGTTGAGACGGCTCCCACGAGCAGGAGGACGACTCCTATCACGGTGAGCAGGACCGCCGCCATGAGCAGCTCCCCGCCGGACTTGCGCTTCTTGGCGGTGTCCCGGGCGTCCCAGTAGGCCTGGAGGGCGACCACGTCGTCGGCGGGGACGGGCGGCGGGACGGTGGGGTCGGTGTTGTTCATGGCTTGCCTTCCTTGCTGAAGTACTTGAGGTAGATGATGGTGCCCCAGACGGCTACGAGCAGGATGACCTGCACCGCCACCTGCCAGGGCTGCCAGTGGATCATGGGAGCCACTTCCGCAAGATGCGGTTGAGTGGGGCGTTGACGGACTTGTAGACCTGCTTGCGTACGATGCGCTTGCCGACGGCGGCGGGGCCTTTGCGGATCGCCCGGCCATCGGCCGAGAGGCGAGCCGCCTGGAACAGCAGGGACGTGAGTGACTTGCTCATGGCTTCTTCTCCTCGGTTGCGGGGACGAGGTCGAGCTCGGATTCCCAGAAACGGTAGCCGGACACGCAGATCTCGGGTGGGGCGTCGACCACCACGACGTTGTATGAAAACTCGGACGGGATGAGGATGGTGCCCTCGCAGCCGGTCCAGGCGGTGCGCCGTGGGTCGCCGTTGGCGTAGGTTGCGTTCACCCGAACGCGGTCGCCTTCTTTGAACTTGCTCATGCCAGGGCCTGCACTTTCAGGCCCGGGTCCAGCCGGAGCATGCGGCGGTCGGTCTCGACGACGGCCTTGTCTCCCTGCCGGTAGACGGCGGTGACCCGCTCGTAGTGTGCGGGGCTGTCGTCGTCGAGCTTGACGGCGATCTGGTCGTTCATCTTCAGCTCGAGGGGGTAGATGAATTTCATGTCTGGCTCCTAGCGTGTAGTCGTGGTGTTCGTGGTCTAGCCTACCGGTTGGTCCGGGCGGTAGGTATCAATATACGCTAGCTCCAGAGTAAAGTAAACTCCGCAAGAAAGGCCCCACCCCCTTCCCCGGGGCGGAGCCTTTCTTGGTCTAGGCTGCGAGGAGCTGGAGGGAGAACCCGCTCCAGGCCTCCTCACAGGCCAGGCACTTGACCTCGACACCGTGGAGGTGCCGGTCGCTGATGCTGGCGAGCAGGGCGGGGGTGTAGGTGGTCTCCCCGTCCTTCTCGTCCAACACCCAGGTGAGCTTGCACCCCAGGCAGGCTACTCCCCGCAGGGGCACCCGCTGGGTCGGCTCGAGGAGCTCCCGTATCGCGGAGGCCCAGTACTCGCAGTACTCCAGCAGGTACGGCTCGTTCTCCCCACCTGCCACGGTGTTGGTCCACCAGGTCAGCCGGTCGATCAGGTGCTGCCGCTTGTGGCGGACGTCACCCTTGCCCGGCCAGTTGAACGCCACCACTCGGGCGATCTCGTCCCAGAGGGCCAGCGCGGTGACGTCCAGAGGGGCCGAGTTCTTGTTTCTCCCGGCCCCGCCTGCCCCTCCTGAGGTATCGGCCCTGATGGCCACCTCCAACAGCCGGAGAAGGGGCGGCTCCGTCCCGGTGAGGTCACCCTTGGAGCGGGTGTGGTCCCGGGTGAGCTCCACGACTACCTCTCGGAGGGCGTTGCCCGGCGGCAGTCCAAACATGTGCAGTTCCCCAGTTTCTTTCGATAGATGATGTCTTGTGCTAGTTTCTGCCCCTGTGGGCACGTGTACGGGTCCTCCGCACACGTGCAGGGGGTACCGCAGGTGCAGGCTGAGTCCGGCAGGCTGGGGTCCCGGGCTATGGGGCAGCTCACTCCAGGAGGTCCTCTACCTCGGCGTCACGCTTGACGATGAGGTGGATACCACCCTTGAAGGTCACTTCGACCCTGTCTAGGCCCTGGTGGTGGACCACCTTGATCAGAGTTCCTGCTACCACGACGTCACCCTGGTCGACGGTGATCTTCTTGCCCACGTGCAGGCCGCTGAGCTCTCGTGCTTTCATATCAGGTCCCATCCTTCCATCTCCGCCATAGGGTTGCGGACCCAGCCGGTCCGGCCCGACGAGGTCGTGATCCACTCTCGGCCCGGCTCCAGTAGAGCCTGCCTCATCACGACCTCGTTGTACTCCCGAGCTGCAGCGTCCCAGCGGTCCTGTTGGGGGTGCCTAAGCGGCTTGCGGTCGGCCATTGGCCTGCCCGTTCGCCCGGCGGGTCGCTGCTCCCAGTTTGGCTGCCACCTTCAGGTCCATCGCCCGCCCCGGGAAGAGCTTGTTCAGCGTGACCCAGGACACGTGGTGCGTCTTCTGGATCTGGATGAACGGCCAGCCGTCGTTCAGGCATTCCTCGAAGAGGGCCTTCCGCTCCGGCGTCACCGGGATGCCTCGGCCCCCGGCGGGCTTCTTGAATATGGCCGAGGCGGTCACCGCTCCGACACTCTCGGCTTGCCGGAGACCGGGCTGGGAGACGGCAGGTAGCGGATCACGCCGCCCTGCTGCAGGCGGGCGTAGACGGCCTCCTCCAGCCAGACCCTCTGCTTCTCGTCGACCGGCGCATCGTGGACAAAGATGTCCCGGAAGGCTGCCACCTTCGGGGCCTCCAGGTTGTACTCCACGTAGTGCGCCTGCGGGGTGTTCTCGTGGTACGGGGGCAGGTTGCCCGGCTGGTACACGTGGACTGCTGTGGTGCTCATCGGACTGCCTCTGGGACTCGGACTACGGTGAAGGGTGCCCAGAGGGCAGCGAGGGACTTGCTCCTCAGCCGGGGTCCCTCCTTGTGGGTCCAGTCGCTGGGGGTGGCCTTGACCCAGTAGTCGTGGTCCACGTCGACGACCTCGACGCCGACGGGCAGGGCCTCGAGCTGCTCCTGGGTAGTCAGGCGGGTCGGTCCGCTGGTCTCTCCGGGGTCCGGCACCGCCTGGCTGGCGTGGGGGTCCTCGTCGCCGGTCGGGGCCGGACCGTAGAGCATCGCGGCTGCGACCTCCTCGGGGCTCATGATGCTGGGACGGTGGCAGGAGCAGCGGCAGTACACCGGACGGTCGTCGTCTACGTCCCAGGCGACCTCGTCGCACTTGGTGTGGTTGCTGTCTCGGCAGTCCGGGCTGATGGGGTGCTTCATCGGTGGTCACCGCTTCCGACCAGGGTGCCGCGCTCGGCCCGGGAGCGGAGCTTCTCCAGGTTCGCCCTGAGGACGGTCTCGAAGGGTACCCCCGTGACGGCCTCGCAGAGGGCCTCGAGTTCCAGCCACAGCACGCAGGCTTCGCCGGTGATGTGGATGTGCATCGAGGGGTCCACACCCACGTACCATCCGTGCATGTAGGCTGCGCGCTGCAGGAGGACCTGGAGTGCGCTGCCAGCGGAGAAGGCGGTGGTGGTGGGGAACCGGGCATACGTGAGGTCGCTGACATCCGCCATGTGGAGGAGGATGGCCGTGCCCCAGCAGACGTCGCCGTATTCGGAGACGAGCTCGACCTCCAGCTTTTCTTCTGGCCAGCCGTGCCAGTGGGCCTTGGCCTTCTGTCCGGACAGCTCGCCCAGTTCGCCGATGATCATGGGGACGAGGTAGTCCAGGGAGAATGCTTTTTCCATCGCCGTGGAGAGCGCGGCAGACTGGTATTCAGAAAGTTTCATGAGACCTTGGTTCCTTGTGTTCGATTTGGTCTAGCTCTAATAGCGTAGGCTATAGATCCCTGCAGAGAAAATTACTCTGTAGCTCAGTTGTTCTGGAGGCCCGCGTTCAGCCGGGCCAGCAGGTTTGCCTTGCTGTTGGGGTGGTACGGCACGGCGTCCTCCATCTCGGGGAAGAACTTCGGTGCCGCCGGGGCCTCGGTCTTCACCTTCGGCTTGGCCCGGGACTTGCGCTTCTTCGGGAACGTCGGGGTGGCGTTCTTGTAGTCCGTGATGGTGTGGTAGGCCAGCTTCCGCTCGCCGTCGCGGACGAGTGCGGCGCGCAGACGGTGCTGCTCCTGGTGGGTCAGTTCGGCGTTATCGGCCATGTCGGGCATCCTTCAGTGTCTTCTCGTACTGCCCGAGGGCGAGGATCGCGGCCTGGGTGTTGACGAGGTCGGGGTTGTGGTCGAAGTTCTTGACTGCGGCGTGTGCCAGCTGCCGAGCCTCGGCCCGCTCACGGCGGGCCTTCTCCCGGAGGGCCTCTCGGTCCTTGTGGCAGTCACACTGGCAGTACTTGTTGGTGCAGGTGGCGTGCTGATCGTGGGCGCACGCCATGGTCAGGATGGCCATTCAGGCGTCCTCTCCGGTGTCCAGGGACACGGTGACCAGGTCGCCGCTCCGATTCTCCCGGGTGAGGGTGTGCCCGGTGAGGCTGGCGTGGTGCATGGCTCCGGAGAGGTATCCCTCGTAGTCCCCCTCCTCGCACTGGAAGGGCTCGTTCCGCCCGCCGGGACCAGCGCTCATGAGTCTTTCAGCACCTGAGCGAAGGGGAGGCCCGTGATGCCCTCGGAGCGGAACTCCAGCGCAGCCCACAGCTTCTGCACGTCGTCCAGCACGTGCTCGGACTCGTCCTGCAGGAAGGCCCGGTACAGGTGGTCGACCCGGGAGTGGAGCGACACGAGGGGCTGCACGCTAGCCGCCAGCCGGTGTCCGACGGAGACGACTGCCTCGTCCGAGATCTGCTGCACCGAGTACAGGTCCAGCAGGATGGCGGTCGTCGCGGCCAGCTCTCGGTAGGCATCCAGGAGCTCGGCCTTGAAGGTGTCCTTGTCCCAGTCGGCGACGATGCTGTCGGACCACAGGCCGATCAGCTGTCCCATGTCCTTGACGATCTTCGGGACCAGGTAGGACTCGTTCGACAGTGCGTCGTCTACCGAGTCGGTGCCGTGGTTGGCGCGGAAGGCCACTACTGCGGCGGCGATGTTGCTCTTCTTTTGTACCATGGTGTGCTGTGTTTCCTTTACGAGTGAGGCGGGGTGTTGTCTATCCAGTATGGCTGGCCTCGAGCTACACCCCGCCTGAACTCTGTAGATG